TTGCGACAAACGGTTGGGCGAGCGGCGCAGCGACGCTGAACAAGGGTGACATTATCACCATTGCCGGCGTTAATTCCGTGAACCCGCTGTCGTACTCGTCCACGGGACGGTTGCAGCAGTTTGTCATCACGGCGACGACCTCGGATGCGTCGGGCGTCATGGCGACCCTGCCGATCTCGCCGTCGATCATCACCTCTGGGCAGCTTAAGACGGTTGATGCTTCACCGGCGAACGATGCGGTCATTACCGTGTTGGGCACCACCGCAGCGGCCGGGGGCACGTTGGCAACCACCACGAGTCCACAGTCGTTTGTTTATTTGCCGGATGCGTTCGCATTCGTCATGGCGGACCTGATGAAGCCCGGCGCGGGCGCATCGAGCACCACCGTGCGGAGCAAGGCGCTCGGATTTTCTATTCGGATGGTCGAGCAGTATCAAATTGGGACGGATCAGAATCCAAGCCGTTTGGATATTCTGATTGGCGCGGCCACCATTCAGGCGCGGCTTGCCGCGAGAGTCTGGGGTTAAGCATGGCACTAGCAACTACGACGTTGAGTTCCGCTGTCGCCGTGACAGATGCGGACATTGTTGTCGCATCGGCTACGTCGGTGGCGGCAGGACGCATTGTGCTCGTCGATGGCGAGTTTATGCAGGTGCTCCAGAGTTACACCAGCGGCACGACCGTTGGGGTGACGCGGGGGCAGAACGGCACCGCGACGGCTGCACATGCAGCTTCAGCGAATGTCACGCATGGGGATGCGACAGACTTCACTGTCGCCGCTCCTGGCACGCCCAATCTGAAACCGGGCGTTCTGGCGAATACGACGACCTCGTATTCGGCGGCGGGGGCCATCTCTTTTGGTGTGGCCCAGTTGACTGTGGCGATCATCAACGGGACAGGTGCCCTGGCGATGACGTTGGCAAACCCTGACTCCTCGCAGGACGGCATCATTCTCGCCATTGTCGCGAACGGCAAGGCGGCGCACACCGTCACGTACACGGCGGGTCTGGGCGATGCGGGCTCTGGCTACGACGTGGGGACGTTCGACGGGTCTGGGCAGTGCTCGATGTTGCTGGTGGCGGCCAATAGCATCTGGGTGCCGTTGCCATCCCCGTTCAGCGGCACGCTGACGGCGATTGACGTGGCTATCGCGTAACTTTTCACCACACGGGAGGCGGCATCGACCAGCGATGCTGTCTCCCGTTTTCCCTTGAGGATCTATGGCGATTATTCACAACCCCGAGAGCGAGTATTCACGCGAGCTGGCGAAGTGGAATACCCAGAAGCGCCACGGCGGGTTTGGCCCGGACGGGCATGAAGCGTTCCCGAAGATGATGTATCGGGCGCTGGAGCGCGAAAACGGAAAAGCCATGTGCGGCGACCCGCTCGCGGCGACTGGCGACGCTGTCGGTGAAGCGTTCTCTCGGTCCTGTCAAACGATTGTGAACGACCAGGACGAGGCGGACAAGTCTCTCAAGCAGGGATGGTATGACACGCCTGACTTGGCGCTCTCTGGCTACGAGGACAATCAGAAGTCCATGGCTGACATCGCGGCGATGCGCCACTTCAGCGATCAACGCATGGGTGAAACCGCGCAGGCCGAGGCGAAGGCCGCTGACGACGCGACACACCTACACATGCCGTCGATCCCGGCCCCGCGGAAGCGTGGTCGTCCGAAGAAAGCAGTGGTGCCGGCCTAATGGCGCAAACAACTGGGACGTACAACAGATCGGTCGTTGCCACGAAGTCGGATACGGTCAATTTCGATGGCAGCACATACGCCGCGAACGCTTCGACGAAGGCACTCCCTGCCGACGCCATCTTTGTGGGTGGCGCAGGCGTAGTGGTAGCCGTCTTTGAAGACGGGACGACGGCGCCGTTTACCGTGCTCGCTGGGACGATGTTGCCGCTAAAATGCATCCGTGTGAATAGCACAAGCACGACGGCAACCTTAATGAATGCGATGTATCAGATCTAATGACCGTGCAGCAGCTTGTCACCGCAAGCCTTCAAGACCTGCGAGTGATTCAGACCGGAGAAACCGCATCGGCGGACGACTCCGCGTTTGCACTAGAGCGCCTGAACGATTGGATCAACGGGCTGGCGACAGAGAACCTGACGGTCTACACCATTGCGCGCACGACCTGGACGCTTTCGACCGCGGCGAGCTATACCATTGGGACCGGCGGCGCGGTCAACGTGGCGCGTCCGACTGGGCCACTGTCTATCGAGAACATTGGCTTCCAAGACACGTCAACGTCGCCCACCATCGAATACAATCTGGGCCCGGTGCTCACAGAGGATGGCTACGCCGGCATTGCCCAGAAGGCGCTGACGTCGGTCTTCCCACAGAACTGGTACTACAACCCCACGTTCACGTCTGGCCTGGGGCTCCTGATCCCATACCCGATCCCTACAAGTAACACGCTCGAGGGCGTCATCTACACGCACACGCCCGTCGCTGAGTTCTCCGCGCTCTCTGAGACTATCGCGCTACCGCCTGGATACCGTCGATTCCTGCGTCTCGGCCTCGCGAAGGAACTGTCCTCGGCGTTCGATGCCGGGCTCACGCCCGAGCTCCAGATGTCCGCCGTAGAGGCGAAATCTGACGTGAAACGCGCCAACATGCGTCTGAGCGACCTCTCGTCCGGTCTCGCCGGCGTGCTCTTTGCCGGCGCGGGTCCGCACTACAACATTTATTCGGACACATAATGTTGTATCCGGGGTTCGTGTCTGGCAGTTACGTCTCACAGAGCCCGTTCGCCGACTGTGAACGGACAGTAAACTGGTACCCCGAGCCGATTGAGCCGCAGTCGGTCCCCTGGCAAGCGGCGCTCTACCCGTGCCCTGGTTTCTCGAACTACGTCACCGTGGGCAATATCAACACTCGTGCCCTGTTCGCAATGGCTGGGAATGTTTTTGGTGTCATTGGCGATTCTGTTTACAAGTTCACCTCGACAAACACTGCGAGCATCGTAACGGACGGCACTGTCGCGAACGACCCCAACCCGGCCCAGATCGCGAGCAATGGCGACGCGGGGGGCGAGCTCCTTATCGCCTCTGGCGGGAATGGGTATCTCCTCACGATTGCCTCCAATACCCTGACGACCATCTCGGCGCTGGCAAACAAGTGCACAATGGCCGGCATGATCGACGGCTATTTTCTGGCCTTCGACAGTGGCGCCTCGAAGTTCTACATCAGCGATCTCAACGATGGCACGACATGGGATGCGACCCAATATGCCCAGCGCAGTATCGCCCCCGACCCCTGGAAAGCGATGGTCGTGGACGGCAGCCGCCAGATTTGGCTGATCGGGGAACAGACGGGGGAGGTGTGGTATGACGCCGGGACAAGCCCGTTCCCGTTTGCGCCAGTCCCTGGTGCCGTGTTTGGCTACGGCACGCCGGCCCCCTTCTCGGTCAAGTTGGCTGGAACGGCGATGTGCTGGCTCTCACAGACGACTGACGGGGCTGGTATCGTGGTCGCCACCGCTGGTGTGGTTCCCCAACGGATTAGCACCTACGCGGTCGAGACAGCGATTGCAACCTATGCGCGAGACTTCGTCATCACTGACGCCGAGGCCGTGGTCTACTCAGAGGCGGGGCATACGTTCTACTGCCTGAGCTTCCCCAGTGCGAACGCCACCTGGGTGTTCGATCTCACGACTGGCATCTGGCATGAGCGTGGGGTCTGGGATGACGAGGCCGGGGCATTTGACGTGTGGGCGCCGCGCAGTCATTGCTACGGGTTCGGCCAGCATCTTATCGGGGACCGAACCACGGGTCAGATTTGTACGATGGACACCAGTTACACCGCTGAGTGCAATGGGTCCACGATCCGCCGGCTGCGTATTCCTCCTCCCATGTTTCGTGCTCCCGGTGTGCGACGGATGTTCGTCAGTCGGATGGAGCTGGTTATGGAGACGGGGCTCGGGACGTCCACGGGGCAAGGCGCAGACCCGCAAGTGATGTTGCGGTCGAGTACGAACGCACAGACGTGGTCAGGCCAGCGGCTGGCGTCGGCCGGCAAGATCGGGGAATACGACGCCCAGGTTGTCTGGACACGCTTGCCGTCTAGCACGAAGATGTGGGTGCCGGAGATCACGGTAACCGATCCCATCCCATGGCGGATCATGGGTGCAGAGATTGACGGGCGCGGTTTCTTTGGGCAGGGGGTGGCGTAATGGCGACACAACTCGCCCCCGTCCCTGAGTATGTCGTCGAAGCGCCGGTTACGAGCGGCAGCATCACGGGTCGCGTCACGCAGGCGATGCGGTACTGGCTCCTAGCACTGGCCGACCGGGTCAATACCACGCCAAACCGTATCGCGTCAGCGACGGCTTCGACGCAAGCCGCGTCGATCTCAGCGACGGCGTTCCCAATTTCGTCCGTGCTGCCCGGTCTCTACCGGCTCTCAATGGCTGCACGCATTACGCGAGCGGCCTCGACCAGCAGCTCGCTGATCGTCACCTTCGGGTGGACGCAGGCGGTCGCGTGCACCCTGGCGAGTGCTGCCATGACTGGCAACACAACGGCGACCGTGGGGACGGCCTCGTTTCTCGTGCGGGTCGATCAGGACTCGGCGATCACGTATGCGACGACGTATGTGTCGAGCGGTGGCACGACGATGCAATATCGCGTGGACGCTGTCTGTGAGCAGGTATCGTGATCCGCGAGGCCACGCTTAGTGATGTCCCCGCAATGGTCGAGATGGGGCAACGATTCGCGAGGACTGCTCCCTACCGGGGCGTCCTCCATGAGAACCCGATCCAAATGGCCGCGATGGGCACGTCACTAATAGAGTCAGAGGCTGGGACGATATTGGTGCTCGAGCGATCAGGGGTATTGATCGGGATGATTGGGATGATATGTACGCCCCATTTCATGTCTGGCGAGATGTTCGCCGGAGAGGTGTTTTGGTGGGTAGACCCAGGGGAGCGGGGGGGCGGTGTACGCTTGATGAAGTCGGCGGAGGAATGGGCCGCCGCGCAGGGCGCGAAGACAATGCAAATGGTCGCCCCGACAGATCGTGTCGGACGCTTATACGCTCGGATGGGATATGCCCCGACTGAGACGACCTTTCAGAAGGCACTGACATCATGATGTCCGCGGAATCGTACGCCGAGGCGCTGACGCAGGAGTCGCATGCCCGGACGCAAGCGTATGCGGACGAGATGCGGGACGGCCCGGACCCCTGCGTAGACACGGCGGCGCTACCTGACGACCCAACGATAGAGGTTTACGACAACGTCCTGTCTGACCCGCAGGCGTATCGCGAGTCGGCGCTGTCTCACCCCTTCCAGACGTTCATGGTCGGTGACATCCCGTGGCACGGGCTCGCCAAATGCCAAGAGACCGAGCTGGCGGCGTGGCTCTCGGTTACCAGGCCAGACCTGACCCCGTCACTGTCTCTGTTTCGGCGTAGCCCCGCAGGGCAGGTCGAGCCGAACTTTATCCATACCGACAAAAGCATGGGGGACGCCACCGTGATCTTTTACCTGAACGAGCACCCCGCCGACGACGACGGGACACGCTTCTGGAGGCATCGGTGGTCTGGCGCCACAGAGAGCCAGTCCTCGTCGGTCGTCGATGCGGTGGTGGAGGAGGAGGCGTGGCGCGACACGCGGCAATGGGCGCTCAGGGCCCACGTTGGTGGGATCTGGAACCGTGCGGTGGTGTTTCCCGGCGGCTATTTCCATAGCCGCGCCATTTTTGAGAATTATGGCGAGGACCGAGAGGCTCGCTTAACGCAAATCATGTTTTGTAGGAAGGACTAGCCCTATGTCCGTAGCAGCCTCCACGGCTATCACTCTTGGCGTCACGGCGGGCTCTGCGTT